CGGGTCCATCGGTCCAACATGAGTAAACTCGACGACAACGGTAAGCCGATCTACCGAGAGGATGGCAAGGTTCTCAAGGGACCTAACTACGAGAAACCAAAATTAGACGATCTGTTTTAACCTGAGGGGCCTAGCGCCCCTCTCTCTCTTTAACCTAAGGATGCAAAGAATGGCCTTTTATCGTGGTCGCATTGGTGCTGACCTAAACAAACCTGCCTTTGGGGTTGAAGACGTATTCGATCCCACAAACAACAACGGCTCCCCATACTACGTGCTTACCTCGGCGTTCGGTTGGGATCCCTACCGTCTCCCCACGTACGACTTGCAGGAGCTCATAACGGACTACGGGATAACCAACCAGAGCTACTTCCAGAGCTACCCTGCGGACTACGATGAGGTTGATGATGACTTCGGCGGAGTTGATCGCAACTACGGTAACACTGATGCTAGCTATTACACGGTGGCCGAAGCGGAGGGCCAGTACCTTTACGACAGTACGACACCACCCCTTTTCACCGTTACCAGCCCCTACACACACACGACCCCTACCGTTACGACAACAAGGGATGTCGGTGAGGAGCGGAGCTATACAGCGACAGCTAACAGCCACCTAGTAACTGAGTACGTGATTGGTAACCAGCCCTCAGACACCGTATCTACGGGAGCCATGGGCGCTGATGTCCAGATCATTAACGACTACACCCTCGCCTACCGTGACACCCGGACAGCCGTGGTGATCACAACCGGCAGCTCCACGCAGTTCCATATAAACGAGAGCAGCGTAAACAACTACGCCTACAGCCACCAAGATGATGAGTATGGTTCGTCGCTGTTCCTCAATACTGCCGTGTCGGCTAAGTGTGTTGGCATCAACGTCACAGTGTACAACGCCATAACTAATCAAGTGATGTCCCGCAATACGACTATGCCCTCGACACGCTCTGCTGACGGCGGGTTCGTCTGGAACACTGCTGAGCAGGCGATATGGGGTGGCAGCCACCTAATAGGGGTTACTACTACATCAGGGCAGGCGTTCCAGAGTGGTACTAGGATAGAGTTTGAGTTTTACATCCACACTTACAAGGACCGGGGTGCAAACCTCGACATCACTAACCTGTACGACATCACACTAAACAGTGGCTCAGCAGGATCTAACCCCTCCGTACAGATCTCCAAGAAGAGTAACCCCGGCAACAACCAAGGGGCCCCCATGGGTTCCGATGTATCCGCCTCGGTAATCTGGCCCTATGCGCTGTACACGTTCAACGTCAACACAGCCAACCACAAGCCTAAGGCGTGGACTAATATCCTCGGATACTCGTGGGTTGAAGACAGCCACGCCTACAAGAGCGCTCAGTACCCCATCAAGACAGTCAACGTAGTTATTAGGGACAGCAACGGCAACATATCTCCGGTAGGGTACAACATCACCCGACCTGCTCTTGACGGTGTCCACGGCTACCGCAACGGCATCACTTCGGCATCAGCCAACGTGGACCCCTCGGTGATCGTTCAGTTTACCAACGACCAACTTGCACCCGGCATGACGATAGACTTGGAGGTAGAGTATGACATCCTCATCGACAACAATGCTGGTGTTGATTGGACTAACTACTTTGACGCCTTCGTAAGCGATATTAGCGGCGACGTTCCAAAGCTACGTGTATTAGGCAAGGGGACCTCAGCAGGTCAGCAGCTAGGTATTGATGCTGGCGTAGGGGTACCCCACGGCATGAACATTAATGTTAGCTTCTACAGGGTCAACGCCTTTACGAGCTCAGGCCATGGTGTACAGCAGGTAGTCAACGCTGGTCACGACCCTCTTAGCTTCGGTTACTCCCTAGGTAACACCGTTCCCACGTACGGTTGCTACCAGATAGACGTAGTGGTTAAGAACCAGAACGGTCAGAACGTAACGTCACAATGCACGATCACTAGGCCACCTCTGGACGTTTACGGTTACTACGACGCCTCCCAAGGTATCATTGTGCTCAAGAACGACGGGTCCGTAATCGCCTATAACTGGACCGTAGAGGTCACAGAGCGGTACCAGACGTACACTGACATCGGTGCTAACCAAGACATCACCGCAGACTACACATGGACAGAAGAGTACATCAACAGCGCCAATCCGGAGCTGGGCGTGTACCTGCTTGTCCGCAAGACCGGGACCCAAGTAGGACCACCCGATAACCTTTATATGAGGACCCGGTACTTCTGGGACCTCGATGCTGGCGGCCTTCCTATCGTCGTCCTGCTTAACCAAAACTTTTACAGGTAATACATCAATGTCATTCAAAGATACCCGGTCGGAAATCGTCCACCGGCGCACCTACTCACGCCCCCTCGACGAAGCAGCGGGTGTGTTTGAAACCCTCGAACAAACTACTAACCGTATCATCGAGCACCAACAGTGGCTCTGGGAGCGTGCCTTGGGCCGTGACCTTAACAGTGAAGAGCTGGACGAACTGGACGAACTCTATGAGATCTTCTTCAACCTCGAAGCATCTCCTAGCGGTCGCACACGGTGGCTTGGTGGTACGGACGTAGCTAAGTCCCGTGAGGCTTCCCAGTTCAACTGTAGCTTCAACACCATCCGCACACCTTCTGACGTAGTAGACGCCTTCTGGCTGCTGCTTCAGGGCTGTGGCGTAGGCTTCTCCCCTGACGTCGGCGTGCTCCGTGGTTTCCACAAGCCCGTTAAGATCACCGTTGAGCGCTCCCAGCGCCTGTCTAAGGGTGGCCGTGAGACAACAGAGCTGTTCAAGCTGCCCCAGACGGGTCACTACACGTTGTCCGTAGGTGACAGCGCAGAGGCTTGGGCTAAGTCTGTTGGCAAGCTGCTAACTCTTCCCGCAGATGCATCAGTCCTCAAGCTGGACTTTTCCCAGATCCGTCCCGGCGGTGAGCGCCTCTCGGGGTACGGCTGGATCAGTTCTGGTGATGGAACGATGGCTGAGGCATACGAGAAGATTGCTGGCGTCCTGAACAACCGGAACGGTAAGCTACTGAACGAGCTGGATATTCTGGATGTACTTAACCTTTTAGGTACTACCCTTAGCTCCCGACGTTCCGCTGAGATTGCTCTGCTGGATATCGATAACGAAATGGCTCACGACTTTATCGAAGCAAAGAAGGACCACTGGATCGACCGCCCGTGGCGTGGCCAGTCTAACAACTCTGTAGTCTTCTGGAACAAGCCCTCCCGCCTAGAGCTGGAAGGTGTTTTCGCAAAGATGATCGAAGCTGGTGGATCCGAACCGGGCTTCATCAATGGTGCCGCTGCAAAGAAGCGTGCTCCGTGGTTCAAGGGTTGTAACCCATGCGCAGAGATCCTCTTAGGTGACAGCTCCTTCTGTAACCTCGTGGAGATCGACCTCAGTAAGTTCTCCCTGAAGAACCCCACGATCCTCAACGTGGTCCGCTTGGTATCCCGAGCTAACTACCGTCAGACCTGTGTGTCCTTCAAGGATGGCGTCCTGCAACCGGGATGGCATGAGAGCAACGACTACCTGCGTCTGATGGGTGTTGGCATTACTGGTATCGCCGCTGCGAACCCCAGCGCTGAGTACCTACAGGCTATCCGTGCGTGTGCCCATGATGCTGCTCATGAGATGGCTGACGAACTGGGTCTCCCACGTTCCAAGGCGATCACTACGATCAAGCCATCTGGTACCCTCTCGAAGGTCATGAGTACCACTGAGGGTGTTCACAAGCCACTTGGTAAGTACCTGATAAACAACGTAAAGTTCTCGATCAACGACCCTCTGGTACCCCGCCTCAAAGAAGCTGGTTACCGTAACTTCCCTGATCCGTACTCCCCCGCCGATGCAATCATCTTCAGCTTCCCCGTTGTGTGGGACACTGTGGACTTCGACAAGGTGGACGGCAAGGAAGTAAACCTTGAGAGCGCCGTTAAGCAGCTCGACCGGTACAAGCTGATGATGGACAACTACGTCGATCACAACTGTTCGGTGACGATCTCCTACGACCCCTCAGAGGTCAAGGACATCCTCAAGTGGCTGCTGGAGAACTGGGATACCTACGTTGGTGTTAGCTGGATCTTCCGTAACGACCCGACCAAGACCGCTCAGGACTTGGGCTACCCCTACTTGCCTCAGGAAGTCATCACTCAGGAAGAATACGAGGACTACGCCGCTACTCTTAGCGAGGTAAATCTCGACGCTACAGACCTGATGGATGACCTCGAAGATCCTGATTGTGCAACCGGTGCGTGTCCTGTTCGTTAAAGCGTAGACTATAAGGAAACATATGAGGATGAAAACACCTTATATATCAATAGAACTCTTAGAGTACCTCAAGGGAACCTTCCCTAACACGGTTCCTATGTCGGATGACGTAGATCTCGGTATGGTGAAGAAGATGCAAGGCATCCAAACCGTCATCAACCTCCTTGAGGCAACCCATAAGAAACAACAGAAGATGGATTAAGATATGGCTATTCCGTACCTCGGCATTGCTGGAGGACTACTCTTAGGTGCTGCGGTTACAGGATTAGCAGTAGCCTTTGGCAGGGGTGGTGGGGAGCAGACGCAACAGTCTGCCCCTGCTGCTCAGGCACCAGCACGTAACACTAGGACCTTCCGTCCTACCTCTGCTGGCTCCCAAGCCACCCAGCGGCCTACCTTTCAGCAGTCCAACCGGAGCACCCCACGGGGTAACTTCGGGGCTGCATCTCCCATCGCCAGTGCTAAGCCAATCACGGTAGCGGCGCAGGCGGAGAGTGTAGCTGACAACATCACCTCCCTGCCCATCTTCACTCCTACGGCCCCTGAGCCTGTGACTACCACGCAGGATTACCAGTCGGTACGTCGTCTGGAAGTGAAGAAGTCGAAGGCGGGTGAGCAGACCCTACGTAACCCTCTGGACGGTGATCGCAAGTCATCGGCAATCAAGAGCGGTCTACCCTCTATCGGTGTCTCCTCAAGTGATCCTGCTGGTGTCAGTAAGTCTGCTGGCGGTGACGGCTTCTACTCCATCGCCCCTGTATCAGGTGGCCCCGTACGGCAGCCCCTACCGGGCCCCGGTCAGCTCCAAAAGCCCCTACCCGTACGTGGTATCCCAACTAGAAAGTGAGGCAGCTAATGCTCGGCCAATGCAAAGTTATCTACAATAAGCTCTCAGGCCAGCGTAACGTGTACCTCGACCGTGCCCGTGCGTTTGCTTCTGTGACCATCCCGTCTCTGATGATGGAAGAAGGTCACAACGAAAGCACTAAGATCCATACCCCCTACTCATCCATCTCGGCTGTAGGGGTCCAGAACCTCGCATCTAAGTTGCAGATGGCGCTGTTCCCGCCT